ATTAAGCGTATACATCCATTCAAATTCTGCTGTCAATCCGCTCACATAATCGGCATGAACTGCACCCGCTTGCACCTGAGCCGCAAACAAGTCAGCAAACTCACCTTCCACCGCACTCATGCTGATACTCTCAATCTGCCCCTTAACGTTTAGATTACCGGTCAGGTTCATCTCGTCGACAATCGCGTCTATGCTTCCTGGTGTGCCTCGCAGTACGCTTGCTACCGTGTCGCCATCAACCCGCTTTGAACCCAATTGCCAGTAGTCAGCGGTAATGGTCAAATCAGACTGCGTGAGTACGTCACCGCCCGCTATGGACTGCACGGCAATGCTTGCTTGATTCGCCAGTTGTTCGATGTGGGAAATGGCGTTCATCATCGGTGTGGCGGTAGAACCTTTTTCTAGTTTCATTCGTATGCGATCATCTACATAGTCGATGAACCGAGGAGGAATAGAAAAACCGTCCATAGGGACAATCCCGATTCTTACATTTGTTGTATTCCAGTGGGTTGTAAATGTTAACGTACCACCCCTTTGAATACGATTATGTGTCAAATGTGTGCCGTTAGCTGTATATTCGTGAACATCTACATACTTTATAGATGATACATATACAGAATCATCGGAAATAGTATAGTCCGTGGAAGATAGAACTTCGATATTATCTATGGTTCTAAGACTGGTGGTGTTGTCGCTTTCTCCGCCGCTGCCAATCCATATACCCCCATCCTCCCAAGCGTTGGCACTCATCGGAATCAGGTTCGCCCCAATTTCCTGTGTCGTGTCCCAGACTTTTTGATTAAATCCCCGGACGGTCTGCATGACTTCAGAACCGTTTTGAATCACATCGTAATTCTCGATATCCACAATCATATTGCGGGAGACATCCACCCGTTCCTCTATATCCCGGATAGTCTGATTCACTTGACCGGTGTCAAAGTCATATTCACTTCTTGTGATTAACTCCGTCCGCCCATCCTCCAACTCCGTGATTCTACGGGTAATCTGCTCGATAGATTGCGTGGCGTCGTTTGGATGTGGGAGCCAGCGGCGGTTGGTCGTGTTCGTCATGTAAGGCTGTCTGACGTCTATCCATGCGCCATTATTGTCACCACTCGGCCGTGTGCCGATGTGTAGCAGCCCTTGCAACATTACAGGTTCATTCAATCGTATTGTTGCCTGATTCCATACACCATCTGTCACCAGGTCGCTGAAACCCTCCTTGCCGGTGTCTGCGTCATAAAGCCGTTTATAGCCCGTTGGCGTTTCGATTGCGAAATAATCAATTTCAGGTACGGTAAATGTCCGGTACTCGATGACAACGTAATAATCCGTGTTCGCTTCCAATTTCACGGGTTCTTTAAAAGCAAAACGTGACACATGACCCGTATCATCTCGGATTCTTACCCTGTTGATTTCGCTAGTATCGAAAATCTCAGCACCACCGATTCCAGTATTAATTTTATCCGGTTCATCAAACCGGGTCCCTTGCAGCATGTTCGCCGTATTGATATTAATATTCTTGATCCTGTCCTCAAAATCAAGGTTCATTTCCTGTAGGCGCTCGTCCAGAGTAATATTACTGATGTCGCCCAGAAATTCGTCAATATCAATGATATCCGCCGTCATTTCATCGTACATTTGCTGATGTGTGTCCTTGAAACTGTCGAGATTACTCTGTACTTCCTGTTTCTTTTGTTCGGCGTTTTCTTCGGCTGTCTGAATGGCTTCCTGTTTGGATGTTTCCACTTCTTGCATGATTTCAGTACGGTTACTGGAAATAACATCTTCCATCCGGGCTTCAGCAGCCCGAACCTGTGCTTGTGCTTCCGCCACCGCATTGTTAAAATTATCATTCATTTCCTGTTCAACAGCTTCAAAATCATCGTCAAACATATTCTTCAGACGGGTGATCATTTCGCTTGTTGCCCGTTGTTGTTTCTTCAGTTCACCCCGAACCTTACCGAAGCTGTCCGGTTTGAAATGCTTATAATCTCCCAGTTCAAATGATGTTTTTCTATCATCCAGTAAATTGATATCGACCTTCTGCACCCGGGCCTTTTTGATGATGCCAGCATCTTTATAAATGATTCCGATGCTGTCCCCTAAATTGAAATTCCCAAGTGTGAATACATCAGAAGAAAATACTGCCTTTGGGAGACTGTTCTGAAGCAACCAGTCCCATGAATCTTTGATCAGGATGTTTTCATCTTCAATATTGTCAAATTCAATGACAGCGATTCTGGGTTTAATCGTCCCATCTTCATAATACCCATATTCTTCAGTGGCCGCCGGTAGTTCAACATAATTCTGTCCGGCCGGTTTATCCACCGGGTCGCCGTTCGCCGTTGACCAGACCACATTTTCAAACTCAATCCGCTGACCATATCCGTCTCCGGATTCTTCACCCCGGCCCCGTCCGATTACTGCTGTATACACTTCGGACCGATCTTGTTCAGCGGTGATTTTCAGAACGTTTGAACCATAGGCAAACCGTTGACCGGTTTCTTCACCCAGCTGGTTCTTTATCCGAACCCCTTTTGATGTGATTTTTTGACCGTCAAAACTGATTTCATAATCCATTTCGACCTTGTAAGTTTCAATGGCATCTTTTCTGAAGTCCACTATCGAACCCCTGAAAATGTTGAAGTTGTAACGGTCCGTCACATCACATTCCAATAATCGCCAGCCGATTTCATTCAATGCAAATTGTGCTATGGGTCTCAACTCAGAATCCCGCCACCGTCTATCATGGATGATGGTTTTGGCTTTTGCTTCATCAAAGAAAATGTGTAAACCAATGACGTTCACACTGTTGTTGTCTACTTTCACATTGATGATTCTGTAGAGTTGGAACCGGTTTTTTTCATCAAAATGCCCCACAAAAGAAGCTTTATCAAACGCTTTCTTGTGATTGTACACCGTTCCTCGTTTGGCAAATTTCAACGGTGTCACCAGGTCAACCGTATAACTACCATTAATTGTTTTCACCTGATGCGCTGAACTGAAATGATTCAAGGGGAGGGATTTATTTAATTGTTTCTGTTTGTCAAAAAGATAAATCATAACTTTTCACCCTTGTAGTAAATTCTGATGCTCTCCGGTTCCGGTTGAACCACAATTTGATCACCCGTTTCAATGGTGAAATCCTCCCAGTCGGTGGATAGTACCAAACCTGAATACCCATCTCTGGTATCAGCACTTCTGGTAATAGCATTTTCATTGACTTTCAAATTATAACTTCGGGTGTTGAAGCCGTCCGTTCTTTTATAATCAATGGTTAAAAATTGAGTGGTGTTATGCACCTTAAACTCATGGGTGTTCTCCGGAAAGGTTATTGCAATATGCGGCTTAACCGGAAAATCACTGTTAACTATCAAGCTATCAGCGTTGGTGTAATCAATCACCTGTTCCGCCATTTCCTTGATCGGGTCTGAGCATACCAGTGTAATTGTAAACACCTGAACATTTGAATCCTCTTTCGGGTGATTACTGGAAACATACCGACCGTAATAGGTTACTTCCGGTTCATCACTGAATTGAATTGGAACTTCACCGGCGGTTCTGAACAACTTATTCATCTTTTCAAACGTTCGGATGAATGTGCTGGTGTCCACCGCTTCAATTTGAATTTCCACTTCAAGGGTACGGGTTTCCAGAAAGGAACTCTCATACAACCCACCGTCCAATCCCGGTGCATCTACAATGTTATTCTTGTAACTCATCACACCCCGCCCATTTATATTCAAGGTTACAATTGAAACATCTTCACCTGTCAGAGTGTCGTCAACATTCGTTCCGTTGTAGATCAATTTATTGGTACTTTCCACCCCATAATTGGCGGGTGCATCCACATCATGAAATTGATAAACCATATATCCACCTCTTTTCTATCAACAAAAAGAAGCCACCCGTTTGAGTGACTTCTGATTATCCTTTTAAACTTCAAAATCTTCTTCCAGTCTTGCGGTGTCGCTCTGCTGTTTCGAGATATCAGAAACATACGTCTTGTAGTCCCTCTGTCCAAGATGCAAGTGAGCCGTGAGTGACTGGCTTGGTGCTTCCATGTGAGTTTCAATGTTGTGATTTATGGATGCCCGTGCGGTGAGTTGTGCATTTCTCAGGCTTCTTCTCATGTTCCCCATTTGGGTATCAATCGGATTGATTGAAGGTTTGAACCCACCCAGTACACCATCCATTCTCCTGGTCATGGCCTGCATCTGTTTCACAGGTAGGTTCCTTTGTCGTTTAATTGTTTCAGCGACAGACCCGCTGATGTTGGTTTTCATGATGTCCCTGAGTGGCCCACGTTTCGCCGGGGAGAATGGAAGGAAGTCCCGAACGGCACCCACCACTGAATCAATGGCGCTGGTTACCTTACCGACTGCCCCACGTATTCCGCTTGCTATCGAACTGACAATGTTTGAACCAGCTTGTTTAAACCGCCCAAACATATTAGTAACCGCATTGTACGCCCGTTGCATTCCGTTTGATACAGCCGAACGTACCCGGCTGAATGCGCTTCTGACAATACCGGCCAGACTGTTGAATATTCTTTGTATCGTCGACTTGATGTTATTTGCGATATTGCTGATTGTCGATTTGATGTTATTCCATATACTGGAAGCTGTCGAACGGATATTATTAAAGATACTGACAATCGTAGATCGCATAGAATTGAACCGACTTCTGACGGCGGAAACAATACTGGAAATGACACTGGATATTGTTGATTTAATGCTATTCCAGACACTGGAAGCGACTGACTTAATATTGTTGAAAATATTAGTCACAGTCGTTTTCATACTATTGAATCGACTTCTGACCGCTGAAAGAATACTCTGAACCACATTTGAGATTGTGGATTTAATATTGTTCCAAATACTGGAAGCTAGTGATTTGATGTTGTTCCAAATACTGGAAATGAATGATTTCATTTGATTGAATCTATTTCTTGCCGTATTGACAATGTTCTGAATTGTGTTTGACAAGAATGATTTAATACTGTTCCAGATATTGGAAGCTGTTGTTTTAATCGTATTCCAAATGTTGGACAGCTCTGACTTGAAATTGTTGAACTTATCCTTAGCTCTCTGAACAATATTCTGAATGATTCCCACAAGGGCTGTTTTAATTGCGTTCCAAACGGTTACCACTCTGGTTCTGATAGCGTTCCAGATTTCTGATAACAATGCCTTGAACGCCTGGAATCTTTCATTGGCTTTTGTGACCAGTGAAACAACAGCCGCTACCACAAGGGTTTTAATAATATTCCAGACCGTCACAGCACGGTCTTTGATTGACTGCCAGGCGTTGGATAAGAATGATTTCATTCCCTCAACATTGGAACCAATCAAACCGAGTAGAATATTGAGGATGTTATCAATGCCATCCTTGATAATATTCCAGATGTTGATTGCCGTCGTTTTGATAACTTCCCAAGCCCCAGACCAATCTCCATTAAGAACAGCAAAGAATACGCCTATGATTCCAAGAATCACCTGTAAGGTCACCTGAATGACCATTTTTATCTTTTCCCAGGCCACTTGAATGACAGGGACTATAACCGCCATGGCTGCTTCCACTACATTCAGTATCGCTGTCCAAATTTCCATAGCAGAATTGAGGATGTTGGTATTGTTCTGTTGCCACCATTCCACAACAGCGCCCCAAATTTCTCTGATGAAATTGGATATAGCTTGAACAGCGTTTGAAATATGTTCCTTGATCGTGTTCCAGATCTCAATAACCCGGGTTCTGAAATCTTCATTAGTGTTCCACAAGGCTATGAATGAACCGATCAGCAAAGCAAGTACACCAATCACCAGTCCAACAATACCCATTACTGCACCAAATGCACCTTTGAGAAGGCCCATGGCTGTTGAAAGTAATGTCCCTTTCTTGAATGCGCCCATGAGCGGCACAATCAGTTGATGGAATGCCGCTACCGTTTGAATGATTCCCGGTAATAGCATCATGAATACACCAAAGAGTGTTCCCAACGCACCCAGAATCAAACCGACTACAGGATGGTTTTTCAACAACTGTTCTGTAAATTCAAAGAATCCGTTGACAACATCCAGTACTACACCACCTAATGGAGCCAGTGCAATACCAAGATTTACAATAGTTCCGATGATGTTTCCAATTAGGTCAATTACCGTTGGTCCATGCTCTTGAACATAGTCGATAAACTGCTGGAACCCATCTGAATTTTTTACAGTTTCGGACCATGTTTTAAACCGTTCTGCCATTTGTGCCAATGATTCAAAGATGATTAGTGAGTTATCTCCAAATGAAGCGAACAGATTGATAATCCCTTGGAATGTGCTACCAAATATAGAACCAATCAGCGGTAAAGCCTGTTGCACATAGTCAGCGAACTTTTGGAAATTCTTTTCAGTCCCTACTGTCTGTGACCAGTTCAGGAACCGTTCCGCAAGGTTATCAAACCCGTTAGCCATGTTCGTCATCAGCGGTTCAAGCAAGTTGATCACTTGCATAAATCCGGCACCGAACTTACCTACTGCGGATAGTAACGTGTCAAATACGGAAACGCCGGTGCTATTCAACATATCAAAGAAATTCTGTGCTATCGGGGACTTGTCAATAAACCGTTGGAATGAGGCTGAAGCCTGTTCCATGACACTTGAAACCCCGCTGAACATCGGTTCGAGTTTAGACAGTGCTGAGTTCGCACCACTGACTGCATTGGTCATTGTCGTGAATACAGATGCCATGTTTGCATCTACAATACCGTTCCAAGTGGATTTGATACCTTCTATGGCTTGTGTAAACTTTTGTGATTCCTTTGTTGCCTGGAAAGTTTCTGAATTATACCTAGCTAATACAGAAGCTACCAGACCACCGAAACCGACACCAGCAATACCAGCCACGCCAAATGCCGTAGCCAATCCGATAAGCCCACCACCAAGGACACCTATCGCATTACCCAAAGCCATGACCGCTGGAACCAGTGAAGCGATTATTGGAACCAGTGCTGTCAGTGAAGCGATTACGCCGCCTTTTATTTGGTTGCCAAACACCACTGCAAATGATTGTATGGAACGGGCCATTTTGTTCATATTGGTTTGAAATTCATCTGTAACCATCCCGAGACGTGCTAACAGACCGATATGGTCAAAATCCGTATCAACTTCCAGCCATGTCTTAATTCTGTTTGGAATTGATCTCAATTGGGTTTTAAATCGAGCGATTCTGCCGGATGCTGCTTTGGTATCAAATTCAGGGGAAACAGAAACCTTTGCACCATCCATATCAATTTCTTTGACTTTGATTGTTTGGAGTTGCTTCAGTCGCTCCAAGCCTTTGGTGTTCATTTCGATGATAGAAGCCTTTTTCTTCAAAGCCTGTAACATTGATGTGGATTCTGCAACATCTCTGTTGAAATCAGAGTTATCCCCATTGATGTCAATTTCAGCAGATTCATTTTTCAGTTCCGCCAGTTTCTTTTTAGCCAACTGTATCTGTTTGTTCAGAGTCTTGTCATCCGCATCAATTTCCACATCACCGTCATCCGATTCCAAGCGTTTCAGCATCTTTTTCGCTCTGTCAATCGCCGCTTTCAGACCAGATGTGTCACCTGTCAGAAGGGCTTCAATCTTATAGGTGTCTTTCCACTCCCTATCAGCCATATCAATTCCACCACCTTTCATTGTTTATTTCTGTGCTTTACGCCTGTTCATCTCAGCTACCTTGTCAGCCATCTGTTTTCGGCTGACCTGTTCATCCTTCTGTTTCTTGGATTCAGTTTCAAAGTTTCTGAGTTGTCTTTGGGCTTTTTCGTAATCAAAGAAGTCATCAAATTTTTTGAAAATATATTCTTCTTTGGGTTTCTTAGATGTGCCAACATTCTTTGTTGCATTGACTTCCCTACTGAGAAATGCCTGTCTGTGCGCCACATATTCCTGGTATAAATCCTGTTCATTTCTTGCATGAATTAAACAATGGTATTCTGTCAGGGTCATATTATCCACATCTGAAATGGTCGATTTGTTCAATCGGGACATGGCATTGATCACCACGTCCCAGTAAGTCACTTTTTCAGCGGATTGTTCACCCTGTTCAGCATCTTTTACGCTTCTTCCACTAGTTCTTGGGTCAAACGTTTCTTTCCCAACTGGTCAATACATGCTTCACCGAACTTTTTAAATGAACCGTATTCATCCAGAATTCCTTCCAGAACCGCTTCTGTTTCTTCATCAGTTTTTGGTCTGTTTTTGTTGGACTGTGTACACGCTTTGACAATCTTGGCCACACTGATTAAGTTTCCTGATTTCAATTTCGGAACCAGCATTTCAAGGCCTTCACCGAGGTTGGCCCCTTCGATTTCAAAACCAAGTTCTTTGTCGATTGCGGTCAATTCTCCAATACCGAATTTAATTTCAGTGTCTTTGCCTTTGAGTTTTACATTTACCATTTAAGTCCCTACCTTTATTAGTGTTTTAAATCAAAATAAAAAGGGCGGCATTACGCCACCCAATTGTTATGCTCCTTCTGGTGTCACCATTGATGCCAGACCATCATCCGGTACATCCTCTGCTGTCATGTCATGGAAGATATACTGCAATTCTTGCATCTGTTCAGGGGAAAGTGTTACAAGCCCTTTCTGACGAACACCCTCAGTGATGAAAGTGCCTTCCACACTTGCTTCTTCTTCACTGCCTGAAGATTCTTCCCAGGATGTGATAAAACCTTGACGGTACTCACCTTGGAATTGAGTTGTACCAGTTTCTCCACCTGATTGCTTGGTCAGATCCACTTCCCACATTTCCATTGGGTAGTCATCATACACCGCATCACTCAACGTTTCATAAAACGGATCATCTGTTGCTTGAAGCGCTGTGATGCTTACTTCTTCTTCCAGAAGTCCTTTCCTTGAAACTGAACCGAACTTTGTCGGTGTCTTTTCTCTTTCTCTGGATGCTGATTTACTGTGTTCTTGTTGAAGAACCAGTGTACCAGCTTCCGTATCACCAAGTTTTCTGAAGTAAAGAACTTTATCAGTTCCCATTATCGCTTGGACCATATATAATTCCCTCCGTTTAATTGAATTTGTAAGTGACTTCAATAATTCCGTGTTGAAGTTTTTCATTACCCTCAGTGACATTCATCGTCCTGGGGCTGATTGATTCCATTTCAATAAACACTGTTTCCAACTTTTCCAGTTTCAACATTGAGTTTTCAAGTTGGAACATTATCTGGTCATGCGCACCCACATCATTTTCATGAGACCACACATGAACCACTGCTGATAACGTTCCGGCCACCTTAAACTTACCCAAACGCCTTGTTTGCATTGCCACCGGGTCGATTACTATGAACGGATAATTTACACTATCAGGTGGGTTGTTCAAATACGTGTCAAACCCGTGTTCTGTACATGTCTTGAAAAGTTCGTCAAACAGTTCTTGCCTTTGAGAATATACAACTTGAACCACCTAATCACCTACCGTTTCATAATAAATTTACCCAGTTGCGGGGCAATGCGTTCAAGGGTGTTAAAAAAGAACGGCTGTGCATCCATATAACGGGTTCCCCATTCTACCCAGCCAGAATAATAAGCCGGGGATCCGATGAATGTTGCCATTGGCAGATAATCATTATGAATCATCCGCCTTAAATTTCCTGTGGAATAACCACGGGTGAAAACAGCGTTCTGTTTAATCTGACTTTCAGCGTAACCACCAAAGTCATGAAGTCCCTGTTCCACCTGTTTGTCAATACCGTTGGACATTTTGGAAAATCGGGCACGGGCTTTTTTAACCCCTTTCCACTTCACCATGTACTCACCTCGTTCAGGTAGATAATGGCATCCTGTGGGTAGTTCCTTAAATCCACCACCTCATATTTTCCATCAATGTTCTCAGCGTATTTTACATCATTGGGGATGCTCCCTTGTAACCGAACAACGGTTGAAGCCACTCCGGTTTGTCCGAAAGTTGCCATTTCACGTTGCCGGGTAATCGGGGAAATTTGACAGGGAAAAACCCCGTAATCCTCAGTTACCGTTTTGGTTTCTTTGGTTACAGGGTCATACTTTTTTGACATCTCTTTGATTAAGGTTATTCTTTTGTCATAAATCAAAAGAACATCACCACACCTTCACCGTCTGAAGTACCGTTATCCTCTTCAAACAGGTGTTGGTATTGGTCAAAATCGGAATCAGAAAATTCCACTGTCAAACCTTCCAGGGTTTTCTTTTTAAGCCCTTCTGAACCCAGCCGGTTATATCTTTTAACAACGATATCAGTGATAACATAGCCAAATTTGTCCGGGATTTCCTCAGTGCCTTTTGGTAAATGAGATAACAGGGCTTTTTCTGTCAACTCAATCAGGGCTTCAATCTGGGGATCCTGAATCGTGTCACTATCAGGAATCCCCTTCAACTGCTTCACTTGTTTCAGAATCGCCCCTGAATCAATCATTCATTTCACCTTCAATCACTTCATGAAGTTCCGCCACTTTGGCTTTTTTATCCACTTCAATTCCTTGGGATTCAGCGAATGCCAGAAGTTCGGATTTCGTCATGGGTTTGATCAACGGTTTACCAATATTGTTATCAGACCCTTGAAGAACAGCGTTTCGTTCTTCATCAGAACTAATATAAATGTTATTCACGCCTTTTGGTTTATACACCTTCATCCCATCTTCTTTATCGCTGAATCCGTGAATTACCTTGTGAATTGTCATGCTTTATCACCTCACTGTTAAAAGATTTATTTACGCTTATGCCGGTTCAGTATCTCCGCCATCAGTGCCGCCGTCAGTGCCGCCACCATCTGCTGGTGCATGTGCATCTACACCATCACGGTTCTGAGTTGGTGCATTACCGCCGACAGTGAAGATTTTGCTTTGAAGGTGTTTCGGAACAAATGCACCTGTATAAAGAAGCTGCTGCACTGTTTCGCCGAATCGTCCGGCTTGTTTTTCAATTACCTGTGTCGCATCCACTTGGACAGGGGAAGCCAGAACTTCGCCGATAGTTGCGATAGCTTGCACACCTTGAAGGTAGGAAGAAGGGACTTTCACAACTGTGAATCCGTCCAGTTCACCCATTACACCTTTACCAAGTACCTGGTTGTTAGCATCGCCTTGTGGGAGGCCGACAACGTACTTTTTAATACCTTTGTAGAATGTTGGGGACACGAACAGTACACGGTTGCCTTCTGTTGCACCGGCTTCATCCAGTTGGACCGACACATCAAGAACCGCATCATATTGCGCATCGTCTGCATCAGCCACTGTGATGTGCTGTTCATGGTTGTCCACAATCGTTTTAAATCTGAGATTGTCCAGATAAGGCGCTACCACTTCAGCAGATTGACGGGCAACCACATAATCCACATCAATATTTCCTTCAGTGTCACGCTTATCGAGGCGGTCAACATAGCGGCCCCAGTATTTTTCCTGATCGAGTACATAAGTTGTTTCTTCAATCTGAACACTGTCAATCGGGTTCGCCGCATCACGGTTATAGTCTTTCAGTTCAGTCGTATCACCTTTCATAACCGTAAATGATCTGCCTTGAAGATAAATCGCATCGCCGCTGATTACCGCCGGGCTTGAATATGCGTTCGCTCCTGTTACTTTTTCAACAATACCAAGATGTTTTTCTGTCAGTTTCGTCTCCCCCGGGCTGACCTGTTCAGCAAAATGCTGGATGTTCAGCTTCAGGGAACCCGGTTTAAGATTCATATTTTTCATTGTCCAATCACTCCATTTATTTTATAAAAATGCTTCCCAGGATTCTTTATCCTGAGAACCCACTTCTTTTGTTCCGGTTCGTGGGGTCGAACCTTTCAGCTTTTCATTCACTTGCTTCTGTACTTCAGAATCCACAACTTTCAGGAATGAATCCACGGTGGCCTTTGTTTCGTCAGCCGTGTCTTTGGTCAGAACGTCCAACAGTTCATCATCTGCTGAAATCCCTTTATCCTTCAGCATCTTGGATGCCTCTTTGGACATGGCATGACGGTTCTCAATGGCTTCCAGTTCTTCAACCCGCTTTTTGTACTTTTCCAGTTCGTATTCCTGTTTCTGGTGGGCGTTCATCTTGGCCAGCTTCTCAGCTTCTTTGGCTTTTTCGTCAGCCTTCTTCTGTTCGTCAGCCACACGCTTTTGAATGATTTCATTCATTTTCTTCTGCTGTTCTGGTGTAAATTCAACTTCATCCGACTTTGTATTATCATTGTTTTGGTTATCATTTGAGCCCTTGTCTTTATCATTGCCAGAAGTCGTATCATCCTCACCCGTTTGACTGTCCTCAGAACCGTCCTCAGCTTCTTCAGCAAAGAACTGTAGGTTGAACGGTAGTTTCATTTCTTCAAATTGTTTCATCTTAATTCCTCCGTTTATAGTGTGTCCACTGTAGTTTATCCATCCAGCTTTTAACGTCCTCAGCACGTTTTGGACATAATAAAAAGACATCTGATTTAATCAAATGTCTTTAATAATGCAAATTGTAATCAGGGTTGTATAACTTTTCATACGGTTTATCTTTATCCAAACATTCTTGCAATATTTCCCCTTGTTGTTCTTCGGTGTACCCTTTCATTTCAGATAAGGGAAATATGTCACCAAATCGGTCATAATATTCATCTAAATCTTTAAAGGTCATCATTCTTCATCCTCCCCAGCAAGGTGTGCCAGTAATTCCTCAAAGACTTCCACGGTTTCGGGTAGTACCTCTTTAGCTATCTCATACGTTTTGTAAGATGTTACAATAGCAGCGAATAAGTTCGCAAACGCTTCAAATGCCACCTTATTATCAAAGGATTTCCAATAATTTGTACTATGTCCCCAGTGTATTCTTATTTTGTTTTTGGTCACACCACTGAATATGTCGGAATAACCTGAGGTATCAAAAGGCCCCATTTCTTTGAACTCATTTGACAATCTGGTATACGTATCACGTTTTAACCACTTATCGCCATAACTTTTTTTGATTTCTCCACGTTTGAACATCGCTCTGTATTCTTTATTCTTGGTGTTCACCATGTTATCAATTTCCCTGGTCATAACTTCTTCCCAAGTCATATCATACTTTTCAGAATAGAAGAAATCGCTATAATTCCCGTATCGCCCCAGTTTATGCTCGTTGAAAGCAATGTCATCAATATTATGCGCAAACTCATGGAAGAACGTATTTCCTTTGGGTCTGGTACTTCCATCAGTGTCAAATGTCCGTTCAAGGTGTAGGTTAACCACTTTATTCAAAGGGTCGAAATGTGGTCCAACATTATCCACGTCTTTCAATTCCATCTGAGGACTATATTTCACCCACACCTTCTGAGCCACTTCAGGGGCTTCTGAAAGCATTTGTTCAGCTTGGTCAATATACTTCTGTTCCATTTTGGATTTGAGTTGTTGATTCAAGACCGGGTTCAATGGTTCCGGTTCGATGTGAGTTTCAACAACTTTTTCAACCTGTTTGACTTTTTCCTGTTTGTATTCTTTACCCATTTTCTGTTCAATATTATCCAAAACACTGTTCAATTCATCCAACAAGGTTTCATTGGGATCATTGCCAACAATATCTTCTTCATCCAGTTCAACGTCTTCATCATCGTCCTCATTGAACAGATTAAAAACACCGCCACCTTGTTCAACCACATCATCCAGGTTGATATTAGGGGCGGTGGTACTTCTGCAAAACTGGTGCAACGGCGGGACATTTACACCGATTTTAGCATCTTCTAGGTTGACTACTTCCCGGTTCATCCCTCTGCATTTCAATGTGGTTCTTTCATCTAATTGAGCAATGAAGATAAATGATGCTGTTTTCTTATTCTTCATGGATAACAGTTGCGCCTCACTCTGAACCCGTGTGGTCTCAGTGAGCAATAACCGCCGGGCTTCAAATTCCGACCGTCCTGTGAGTTCCCTGAGCCGTTTAACACCATCATCGGGGTGTCTGCCTCTCAGCATCACATCCTTAATGGTTCTATCCACTTCCTGTTGCACATCAAAAATGTTCTCCCACAAACGTTCAGACCAGATTTTCTTATCAGACAGGTGTGTGCTGTTGATAATGGCCTTAAGGTTGGTTTCAGATAAATTGATATCCCCCAATAACCCCGCCTGTCTTTCAAATTCCCTAACAGTTGAATCATTCAGGTAATCTTTCATTTCATCTTCTATTTCAGCGCCCATGTTTTTTAGATGTTCAGCCATTCTTGCTAACACCAACTGCTCCCGATTGACTTTCATGGTAACGTTGTACAATTTCATTTCCTGGTTGGCTTTTTTGGAAAAAGCAATTTCTTTATCATGTCTGTTCTTCACATAATATTCAGCTAGTGCCTTGTAATCGTCAATATCCATCCGGTCAATCAACCTTTTGGCTTCGGCATAGGGTAACCCTTCAGAATCCGCATAACGTCTGTAGAATGTCTCTATCTCACTCTGAACATGGTTCATGTGATTGGTGATGATGGTTTTCATTCTGGACTTAACTTCTTTATCTTTCATCTGTTCAGCTTTGATGTGTTCTTTCTCCCGTTTCTCCCAGTATTCCGCTGTATCCACCACTGTCACCTCACATTCTTATCAGTTTGATTACATTGGAACCCTTTATTTGACTGGCAATAATAAAACCGGGGTTATCTCTTAAAACGAAATAATCCCGGTCACTACCACTGATCAACTTCAGTATCATCTTCCGTATCCTGTTCGTCATCCTGTTGTTCATATTCATCCATCATAGGATTG